ATATAGAAGACCAAGATTCTACTTACCTTTGGAAAACTGTTGAGAATCAACCAGTATTAATTGAATATGATTGTAAATTTGAATAGACATGAAGGCCGTATATCATTTTATGATAAGTGTCCCAAAGAAATTTGAGGACACTTTAAAGCTTGGGGATAAAGAGATATTCCTAGAAAGTAAATTTAACGAGTTTGAGCATAGGATCTCCTATGGAGAAATTATATCTACACCGATGAAACATCCAGAGCTAAAGTGTAAGCCTGGTGACACCCTTATATTTCACCATCACGTAACAACAAATCCAGCGTTAGACTTAGGAGAAGACAAGTATCTTGTTCTTTACGATCCAGTAAACGGAAGGATGAGTCAAGCGATAGCATATAGAGATAAAGATTCTGGAGAGTTGCATATGCTTTCTGACTGGCTTTTCGTTTTACCTGTAGACGAAAGAGAAGATGAGATTTCTGAAAGCGGTATCATTATGGAGCTTGCTACACAGAAAGAACTTGCTGATGAGGCAGAAATATATATGCCTCATCCAGAGTTAGAAGCTCAAGGTGTAAAGCCAGGTGATATTGTAGGTTTTGATAAAAACTCTGACTATAAAATAAAGCTAGATAACGGCGATGTTGTTTATAGAATGAGAGTAGACGATATAAGCTATGTCAAAGTTTACGACGGAGAGTGCAGCTAAAAGGCTTATGTCTTCTATGGAGCAGGCCATAGACAATATGATCAGTGAAATAAAAAAACCTGTTGATCAAGAAATCAATGGTAGCGCACGTAAAGCTGAGTTGCAGTCTATAAAGCAAACTGCTATTGATTGTAAAGAGCTTCTTATAGAACGTCAGAAGTTAGAGCAGATGTTAAAAGATCTTTCTAGTAACGGGCAAATAGAAGAAGAGGCTGATTACAGTAGCGGTTTTGCAGAACGTTTTTCTAAATAATGCTTATCGATGTTAATGAATATGATGAGCAAGCTGTTGGCATATGCCCCGATGGTACGCAGGGTAAAGTTATCACAATTAGTGGTCTACACATTATGCTTCCCAAACAACCAGCCGATTCCGATATTGCCTTCTACGACCTTCCGCAGGAGGAGCAATATTGGAGGCGTCAAGAACTACCCAAAGAGTTGCTTAGGATTCGCAGTATGGACGAGTGGATGGAGGCGCCGAGCGAGTTTAGAAAAAGGTTTCGTCCGTATATCGAAGAAGAATTTAGACGTAGGCGTCAGGGTTTTTGGTTTTATAATAACGGCACACCTGTCTATATATCGGGGCGTCATTACATGTTCCTACAGTGGTCTAGAATAGATATAGGCTATCCGTCGTATCTTTCTTACCAACGTGAAATCTATCTACACATGGCTGCATGCGAGTCTGATCCTCGCTGTATCGGTCAGCTATATACTAAGTGTCGTCGCTCTGGCTATACCAATATCTGTGCTTCTGTTCTTGTGGACGAAGCTACACAGGTTAAAGACAAGCTTTTGGGTATACAGTCGAAAACTGGTAAAGACGCTCAGGAAAATATTTTTATGAAAAAGGTAGTTCCGATTTTTAAATCGTACCCTTTCTTCTTTAAACCTATACAGGACGGTACTACAAACCCACGTATGGAACTAGCTTTTCGAGAGCCATCAAAACGTATAACAAAAAACAATAAAACCTCTGCAAAAGGTGAGGCGTTAAATACGATCATCAATTGGAAGAATACCACTAACAATGCGTATGACGGAGAAAAGTTGCATTTACTGTATCTCGATGAGGCAGGTAAGTGGGAAAAGCCAACCGATATAAAGGAGGCTTGGAGGATACAAAGGACTTGCCTTATTGTAGGTAGAAAGATAGTGGGTAAGTCCTTGGTTGGTAGTACAGTAAACCCCATGGACAAAGGTGGTAAGCAGTATAAAAAGTTATGGGAAGATTCTGATCCGTGTATGCGTAACGCTAACGGAAGAACTGTGTCTGGGTTGTATAGACTGTTCATACCAGCTTATGATGCGCTAGAAGGATTTTTTGATATTCACGGAAATCCCGTTATAGAAGATCCTAAGTCTCCAGTCGAAGGTATCGATGGAGAGCTAGTAGCTTTTGGCTCTAAGACTTTTTTAAAAAACGAAAGGTCTGCTATGAAAACTGATGCTAGGGAACTTAATGAGTTTATACGTCAGTTCCCGTTTTCTCCTGAAGAAGCTTTTAGAGATAGTATAGAGGGTAGCCTGTTTAATATAGGAAAGATCTATGAGCAGATAGAGCACAATGACGGGCTGTACCCTAACCCTATAGTTCAAGGAAACTTTGTATGGGTAGCTGGAAAGCGTGATGGAAAGGTTGCTTTTAGGCCTATGGCTGACGGTAGGTGGAGGGTAGCATGGATGCCTCCAGCGGAAATGCAAAACAAAAGGGTTTTAGAAAGGGGTAAGCTTATAGCGCCAAACGCTTCATTCGGCTGTGGGGGTGTCGACTCTTACGATCTTGATGCTACTGTTGACGGTAGAGGATCTAAGGGTGCATGTCATTTGTTTAACAAGTTCAATATGGTGCATCCCTCTAATATGTTTGTTGCAGAATATGTAAGTCGACCTCCTATGGCCAAGATTTTTTATGAGGATATACTTATGGCTTCTTTCTTTTACGGATATCCTTTACTTATAGAAAATAATAAATATGGGATCGTTAGATATTTTGAAGAACGTGGTTATGACGGTTATGTATTGGATAGACCAGATCACTTAAAATCATCTAGTTACAGCAGTAACGTTAAAACAAAAGGCATCCCGTCTAACTCACAAGATGTACTCCAAGCTCATGCTCAAGCTGTAGAAGATTATATTCATCAACATGTGGGGTATAATGAAGAAGGGGATATGGGAAGGATGTATTTTAATCGCACGCTAGAAGACTGGATAGGTTTTAAAATAAATGATAGAACAAAGTATGACCTTACGATAAGTTCTGGCCTGGCTTTGCTTGCTTCTCAAAAGGTAGAAAAGAAAATAAAAAAGAGTAATTTTGAAGAGAAAACTTTTTTCAGAAAATACAAATACAACTCTTCGGGCCCCTCAATTCTAAAAAAGTGAAAAACAGTATATTTGCAGATATGACAACTGAAGCATAATGGAGTACGGACAAAGTAAAGGAACATACGGCAACTTCCCAGATCCATTTGCAAGTCCCATAGAAAAGGCTTCAAATGAATACGGACTGAAATACGCTAAAGCTATCCACGGTCAGTGGGGCTCTGGCGAAGACTCTTCATCACTACTAAATCGTAGGATGTATGAGTTTGAAAAAAATAGAGACTACGCTAACGGAACGCAGGATACCTCTATTTATAAACAGATACTTAACTCTCTTGATCCTAACAATGGTGACGGAACGTTACTTAATATAGACTGGTCCCCTGTACCTATCGTACCTAAGTTTGTAAAGGTCGTTGTAAACAGAATACTTTCCCGTAAGCCCTATCCTGCTGTTGAAGCTATAGATCCTATATCTAAGCAAGAAAAAGAAATGCAGAAGGCTAAAATAAACTCTACGATAAAAAACAAAAAAGAGTTTACAGAGGCTAAGCAGCTTGGATTAACTATGGAGCTTGATCCAGAAAGCGTACCAGATACTACTGAGGAAGCAGAAATATTCTTAGACGAAAACATAAAGACTAGTGCAGAGATGGCAGCACAGTTGGCTACGTCTCTTACTTTAGATTGGAATGATTTTGATGAGCATATATATAGACGTTGTGTCAATGATCTTGTTACATGTGGTATAGGTGTTGTTAAAAGAAACAACGATCCCAACTACGGTATTACAGAAGAGTATGTAGATCCTTCATTCTTCGTACATAGCTACACTGAAGATCCGAATATGAATGACATCGTTTATGCAGGTCATGTAAAGCGCATGTCTATTATGGATCTCAAGCGTATGGCTGGCGACGAGTTTACAGAAAAGGAGTATGAAGAAATGGCTAGAAAGGTTATGCATAAAAGCTATAACGATTCTGGCAAGTTTGCTAGCGGAGGTTACGATAGGAGTGGCAGAAAGATGACGTATGGATATGATGACTATCTTATCGACGTATTACAGTTTGAGTTTAAAAGCGTAGACGAAGTTTTCTATGAAAGTAAAGAATCTCAGTTTGGCAATGTAGGATTTTATTTTAAGGGTAGCGAGTACAAACCAGTTACTGATTCTGTATACGAAAGGCGGCCATACAAGATGGATGTAGAGACAGTATATGGAGGGTGCTATATTGTAGATACTGGCAGGTTGTTTAACTACGGTCAACAAAAGAACATCCCTAAAAATGTTCATGATATATCTAAGTGTACACTTTCTTATAGTATAGCCTGCACAAATATTAGAAGAATGATGCCTAAGTCTTTGGTAGGTAGCATTACTGGATTTGCTGATCAACTACAATTAACACACTGCAAGATCCAACAAGCTATTGCTAAAGCTAAGCCTGATGGATTAATTATAGATATAGAAGGTTTAGAAAACGTGCAGCTAGGCAGGGGTGGCGAGCTAAGTCCTTTAGAGATTCAAGATATATACGAGCAGACAGGTATTATGTACTATCGCTCTAAGAATCCAGAGGGAGGTTTCCAAAACCCACCGATACGTTCTATAGAAAATCAGATAAGAAACATAAACTCTTTTATTAGTTTATACAATCACTACCTACGTATGATTCGTGATGCCACTGGGGTTAACGAAGTTATGGATGCTTCTACTCCAAAAGGCGATGCTCTTGTGGGTGTGCAGCAGCAGGCTATCGCTGCAGGTAATAACGCATTGTACGATATCACTAATGCTTCTCTTGTTTTATACAAGAAGGTGTGCTCTGATATTGTTAAGTGTTTACAAATTATACCAGAGGACTCTATACTTTATAGCGTGTATGAAAAGGCTATAGGTAAACATAGCATGGAGATCCTTACGTCATTTAAAGATCTCCCTATGTACAACTTTGGAGTGAGGGTTGTTAAAACAATGTCTGATGATGACCGTATTTTCTTAGAGCAAAATCTTCAAGCTTCTTTGGCTCAGAAAGAAATAGATCTAGAGGATGCTATGGCTGTGCGTCAGCTGAAAGATATTGATCAAGCTCAAAAACTTCTTATCGTAAGAAGGAAGAGAAGGATAAAGATGCTTCAACAGCAGCAGCAGCAAAACATCCAGGCTCAGTCTCAAGCCAATGCTCAAGCAGCTCAAGCTGCTTCTCAAGCTAAGCAGCAAGAGATGCAGATGGAAGCTCAACTCGAAGCACAAAAAATACA